TCGACTTCTTCATTCGTTTTGTCATGAATCTTCATTCCTGAACTTGGGACTTTACCTTTAAATCCTGCATTCGGAGCAGTTGGATAATCTTTAGTTCCTGGAAGTGATCCTTTGATTCTTGCCTTTGGATTCTTTTCCGTTGGATAGTGGTCGCCAAAACCTGTATTAGTTTCTTCATAAACATGCTTGCCTGTCATCTCATAATGAACTGATGCATGCATCTTTGCCTTTTCCATGTGATGGTGTGCAGCTTGGCTATCACCTGCACCTGTTGCTTCAGCATGTTTTGATATATGTGATTGAAACAACATCTTATGGTGGTCAGCAGCAGCTGAAGCAGCCGCATCAGCAACTTGAATTGAATGAGCTCTATACCCATTCGCACTAGCGTCGCCCTTTCTTTCAGAGCTAGCCGATTCTTGTACTGACTCTTCGCATGAACATTTTGTCATTGGCTTATCGCATTCTGGGCACATTCCTTTATGACTTTCTCCAAAAAACCCTTGTGCCACTTCAATTTTCTTAGCTTCGAGGGCTTCAAAAACTTTCTTTGAAACTGATTCTTCAAAGGCATCTTTGAATGAAGCAGCATCTTTAATCTGAATAAAATCGGTAAATCTGATTGTCATTTTATTTGCCCTTTGAAGTTTCTTTTGTTAATGGGAATTTTGATTGCCCTGAAGGAATTGTTGGTTTAAGCCACACTTTCTTTAATGGTGTTTTGTTTGTAAAGCCACCACCCATTCCTGGGCTTTTATCTGCTTCGTCTGGATTCAATCCTTCTACATCTGGTCTGCCTTCTTCGGTGGTAAACCCACCCTCGTCTCTGGCTTTTAATGCAGCAGATCTATTAAGAAGACCTCTTGAATCTTTATGGAGATCGCTCACATTATCTTCATAAGGATTAAAATGAATATGCTTGCTCATCTCTTTTGACATTTTAACAGCAGTTCGCACTTTAGCTTCTTCTAATGCGTCCATGAGCTTAGAAGCAACTGCCTCTTCAAACATTTGCTTAAATGCAGATGCATTTCTTTCTTCAACATAGTTTAAAAATTTAGCCATTTTTATGTGCCTGCGTTATCTTTGAAAAGCTGAGATACTTTTTTATTTATATCATTAGTGTCTTTAGGTTGTGCCTGTTGATCACCCGTATCAGCCTGTGGTGGTGCAGCACCATCTGGTTGTTGAAGTTGAGGTTGATCTTGCATTTCCTCCGCTTCTTCTTCCATTTCTTTCTTCATGTCTTCAATTTCACTTTCATCAAACTGAAGAACATGTTCTTGGACCCAACGACGTGAATAGAATTGACCAATATAAGGCTGGACTGTTGAGAGCATGTTTAGACGATTTTGTAATAATTCTGCATCTTTAAGCTCGGTGAAGTTGTTATCTTTGATAAAGTCGTAGCGAATGCTTTGTTTCATCTGAGCCCATTCTTCAAGGGTACATATACCCTTAAGAGCTAATTGGCGAGCTAATAATTCATCAAATATTGTGGAGAATCTTGAACGAAGTTTGTCAACGAACTTATCGAACTTTAATTCGTCTCTTGTAATTTCATTTGAACGACCTAATGAGAATCCTTGTTGAGATTCCATTCTAGAAATAGGTACATTCAATGCTCTATATAACTTCTTCTCAAAATATAGAACGTCATCCATCTGACCAAGATTTTGACCAGCTGGAAGTGTAGTAATTTCAGTAGATTTACCTTCTCCGCGTCGTGGCATCCAGAAGTCCTCGAGCATTGACATGTGCTTACGATCATCGCGAATCTCGCCTGTACTTGCATCATATGTAAGTTTATTGCGGAACTTGGTCATAATATCTTTAAGATATTGTTCTGCCTTAGCACGTGGCATATTGCCAACGTCAACGTAGAATACGCGACGCTCAGGAGCACGAGAAACACGATAGATTACGGTTGCGTCTTCAACGAATCTTAATTGATTCATTGGGCGAATTGCTTTATGCAAATACGATAGCACCGTCGATTTTGCTGGATCAAAAAGACCAGATGTTAAGTGGACAACCGAGTCCTCGCTTAACTTAACGCCTCCAGCATAGCTTCCCAATAATTGAGGAGACTGTACATTGTTGTTTGTTAACTTCTCATTGTACAGATAAAATGTGTCAATACGATCAATAACTTCCGTACCATTCTCTTTTTTCTTTGTAATGTTACGGATCTTACGAATACGTCTTGGATCAATGTATATTAATTGCTTGATACCAGCTCTTGGATTCTCTGGATCAATAACGACATGGTAGTATAGTCTTCCGTCTACATACCAACGTCTGAATAAGTCTGATGCGTATGCACCGAAATCTAATAATTTTGTAATTTCTTTAAACTCAGCGCGAATCATTTTTTTGATACTATCTGGCTGGTCTAAATCGTCCATTGTTATTTTAACAATCTCACCACGATTGTCATGGACAATTGCTTCGTTAATGATGTCTTCAATTGCAGTTTCCATTTCTGGTTGCATTGCCATCGTACGATACTTGGTGATTAAATCAATTTCAGTTCTATAAGAACCATCTAAGTCAACGTATATGCCATAATGTGCGCCAGTCTGGATGTTGATTGCGCCATCTTCTAACTGAGGAGTGACTGGTGTCGGTGGTAACTGATCTTCGTCTTCGTCTCTGACGATGCGAAAACCAAATAGTTTTATTGCCATGCTTTTGACCTCATATTATAAAAGTGGGGAGAAAAATTCTCCCCACTACGAACTTCAATTAAGACTGGGACGCGCCATCAAGAGTAACGAAGTATTGGTATGAGAATGTCACACTAAATTCTTCGACAGTATCATTTGTTCCCCAAGCCAAGTCAATTGTTGATATGCTATTTGGCCACATTCCTACAAATGTATAAGCCTGAGCAAGACTTCCATCTTTATTGTACTGCAGAACTGAAGCGTTGACACCATAACCAGTATCTACGTTTTCAGCAGCTGTACTTCTTAAGTTGCCGACTGGACTATTGATACCATATGTCCAGTTCTCCATGATGTTTCTAAGATAGAAATCTTCATCATTGATAATCTGAACTGTCCAATCTTGATACGTTCTGTTACCAGCTAACTTAACTTCACGACCAAAATACTGGAGTGGTGTCACTCCAATATCTGTTCCTGGAAGATTTGTTGCATTACACAGAAAAGACATCTTGCTTGGATCATTTGGTACACTAATATAAGTTGGCCAGTTTGTGAATTGAACTTCGAACAGATTAGGACGTGCTCCATCATACTGTAAGTTAGTTCTAAATTGATTGACGTTAAATGCCATTTTATTCTCCTAGAATTTTAATTATTTATTAGAACTGACCCATGACTTGACTGAAGGCTACCCCAGTTCTTGTTGCAACAAAGTTCAATTGAATGAAGTTGATGCTACGAGCTGGCTGGATGTAAATATCGCCGACGAATGAGTTAGAATCAATTACAGCTGGAGTGTTGTTTGTAGTATCGCAAACAATCTTATAGGCATAAATTCCACGTCTACCCTGAACTATTCTCAAGAATGGATCAATTTGCGCAACAAATTGAGATCTTGTAAATGTATCATTAAATTCAAATAAACTACTCTCAGCAGCAGCACTAATTGTCTGTTCAAGAACAATAAAGAGACGACGAACATTAATACGATCAAACGCACTTGGGCGATTTAACATCATCTTATCGCCATAAAGTAAAGTACCTTGTCCTGGGAATGTTACCACAGGATTAATACCAGCCTTATAGAGAGAATCGCGCTGAGATTGGCTAGGATTAAATGCAAGTTTAATCACATTTTTAACTGTTCCGCGATTTATGCCAGCAGGTGACCACCAAGGATCTTTGACGTTATCTGTATAAGCACAGAGTCCACCAATGTCACCATTAAGCGGAATCCAACGATAGATGTCATTATATTTGTCATACTGATACTTCCAACCACTATCCATAACAGCATATGAGCTATAAGCTCCCATGCTTTGTACATAGTTAATGATAGAAGTTACAGGTTGATTGCTGTCACCAGCAGTACCTAAAGTATTTGCTAATGTTGGTGAGAGAAGAGCAATACAGTCCGTTCTTGTTTCCGCAATATTATGAACAACATAATTTGATAATGCGGAGTTCGCATCAGCAGTCATACACAAACTAATAGTAGTTGACTGAGGATTGCTGAATACTGACCAAGCATTTTGTAAGTCGCCCAATGTAGCTGTACCTAATGTACCACCACTAAACGATGGGGTTGCTGAGATATTAGCAATCATCGTATTTCCATCATTGGTGATAGAAGTATTTGATGTTATTGAGTTGACCTTAGTTCCCCAACCAACCTTTGATGTTTGTGGAACTCCTGACCAGTAAATATACTTCGACTGGCGATAGAGAACTTCCTTATAATAGTTCGTCGAACCATTTGGAGTTGTAGCATCAGACAACACTGAAAGTGCCTGATACTTCTCAAGAACAGTATTCTGAGTTCCTGTAAATTTACCACCTGAGTCAACAACCAGAATATGAATCTGGTCTGGTGGGTAAAACCCAGTTGTGGCAGAAACAACAGGAGAAGTTCCTGGAGCGTAATCAAAATAGTTAGCGAATGCATATAATGGATCAGCTGTGTTTGTTGAATTTGCAGTCCAACATGCAGCATTTGCCCAAACATAAACACCCAATGAGTTACCTAATGTACCAGGATATCTTGCGGTGAATGGATTAGTACCAGTTCCTAATCCCAGCGTACTGTTATAGACACTTCCTGAGAAGTAGTCATTCACATTATTGATAACTTGAGCCATACCATTAGCCGATGCATTATTTGCACCAGTAACTGCAGCACGAACAACCTGAAGGTTGTTTGAATATGATAGGAAGTTAGCTGCTGTAAAAAATAAGTTAGCGGTATTGCTGTCAGGATTTCCAAAAGTAGAAGCCAACATCACTTCAGATGTAATTTGGGTTGCGGCATTTGCTGGTCCCCAATTAAGCGGACCAGCTACAGCACCAATCGAGGTTGATACTGCTGGTACGGAGGTTGTTAAATTAACCTCAGAGACGTGAATGCCAGGTGAAACTTGAATTGCCATGTTTTTCTCCTAAAGATATCGGCGGAGTCGAATATTCTTAAAGTATTTATAAAATCTAGTTTTTATCAATTATACCAATTTTTGTAGAAATCACTGTGAGCACGACCATCATTCTCATCAACAGTTTCCCATACCATACCTAGACTACGGTAATATTTAGGGTTTTCTATTTCCGTCCCCTGCATAGAAGGTAGTGGAGGAAGCTCATCATCCATCTGTTGCATTTTCTCATCATAGAGTCTTTTGCGAATATCAAAACTGGTTAGATCTTTGAAGTAGGGTTGGGCTGTGAGCCAAGCAAAAAGAACGCAGCACATAGCAAGATCGTCATGTGCACCCTCTTCAGCTCCATATGTTCCATCCCTCTTCAAAACAAATGTGGACAATTCTTCAATGATGTTAAAATCTTGGATATACAGACGTTGATTTTCAATAACTTCTTTAAGAGCATTACATCCCTGACGCTTAACTCTCTTGGTTGTTTTAATTCCGAGCTGTTTTGTGCGCCCCTGTGTTAAATTAAATCTTCCGTGCACTTCTTCTCCATGGAACATGTTATCGTATTCTAACTCTGAGAAAACCAAATCTGCGATCTGCGCACCTACATCATTGTTTTCTATTAACAAATAGGCTTCGTTGTAATATTTTGCGGTTTGGACAATTACACTTGGGAATAACATCGGGGAGATGGTACTATTCCTATATTTCGCCACAATCCTGAATGGCTCAACAGAGGTATCAAATACCACATACGCTGAATAATCCAGACCTTGACCTCTGGAGGAGTCTACAGACATCACATAGAAGTGATCAGGAATAGGTTCTTCATAGATATCAAGACCATTAAGTATCTGTTTGATTGTTCTTGAAAATGCCATTGACCCTAAAGCTGCTGCTGAAATTAATGTACCAGCAGAACCCAAGAATGTACAGTTGTGTGAAACTATTTCGTTAGTATAATATCGATCCCACTTATCAACATTAATTAAATCATAAACGTATTGGGTTTCGTTTGTTTGTTTTATTTCTTTTACAAGTTTTTTTGAAATAACATCGCCAGATTTAATAAAATTAGCATGAATAAATGTATGATCTTCTATTTCAAATAAATGGTCTTTTGTACAAGTAATATCACTACCATCATCGAATACTACTTTCAGTAAATTAGAAGAGAGCTTTCTTTTAATGCCAGAAAACTCAGACCAGCCATCAGGAGTCAATACCTCATACCGATTATTAATTTTATTTTCTAACATCTATAATTCCATCTTT